CCATAGCAATCCCAATCGTCCGCGCTGCATGATACGCCCTCGCTCCAAGCTTCCTCATAACCAGGCGACAGGCCCTCGAGGTATTCGTCCATGAGGTTGTCGAACTCCGGGTCACTGGCCGTGTGCGCATTGTATGACGTCTGGAACGCGCCCGCTTCCGCCGTGTCGGATGCAACATTCGAAGCAGATTGATCACGGCCTTCGCAATGTCGACCGCTGGACTCGCGCATTCCGCTGCCGAGCATGAACGCATAGAGATGCCGCAGCGTGTCCGCGCCGGCGCTCTCGTTCGGCATGTCGAGATCCTCGAACTCTTCGCGCCAGAGGTTGAGGACATCCTTGTCGGAATTGGTGCGCGCTTTGGCCATCTCGAGCGCGGCGGGATGCCCGGCTTTGAGCTTCTTGTAAGTCTGGGCAAAGCTCAGCGCCATGCCTTGCGTGAACCCCGTCGGCGCGACGCCACGGTCGTCCCATGAATAATCAGCGATCTCGCAGCCATTGGCGATACGCATGATCACTTCCTGCTGCTCAGGCGAGAGCCCGCCAGGCGGTGGCGGCGGCGGCGGGATCGGCAGCTTGTGGTCGTAGAGCGCTTGCCAGGTCTGCGGGCCACAGATCCCGTCCGAGTCGAGCCCGCGAGAACGTTGGTAGTCCGTGATCGCAGACTCAGTCACCGGGCCGTAGTCGCCGTCGAACTCGCCGGGGAACCTGGGCACCATTCTCTGAAGATCTTGCACGTGATACGGCGGGTTAACCCCGTCTTCGTCACCTTGCCGCAACGTCGGTCGCTCCTCGACCGGAACATCCTCGGGGCGAGTCGGCCACTCCGGGAACGGCGGGTGTGGTTCATGCGGCGGCTCTTCCGGACCTGGCGGGTGCTCGATCGGCGGCGGCGCGGTGCCGATCGTGATGTCGCCGATGGTCTCCGCTATCGCGCGTGTGATGTCCTCGAATCGCGCGCGATATATGTCGCAGTCCTGGCGCGCATTGACGAACGCGACCTCAATTAGTTGGGCTGGCATCTCGGTCTCGCGAACCCACTTGAGATGCGTGCCATCCTTGGCGCCTCGATCTACGAGCCCGGACGAGATCGCGATCTCCGCCGAGATGTCAGCCGCCCATTCGCGGTCGGAGCCGTAGTAAACCTCCGTGCCGCGAGCGCCATCGGTCGTGCCATTCGAGTTGAAGTGGACTGACACGTCTCGATCACGCTCGCGCGCATTGTGCTCGCGGACCAGATAGTCGAGATTCGCGTCTTGCGTGGTGCTCACGTCGTCTTTCACCACCTCGATGCCGACATCAGCCGAGCGCAACAGCTCAGCAACGCGATCGACGACGCGCCGAGCCTCGTCGACTTCATCCAAGCCCCAAGGCTCAGGGCCTTTGGCACCACGAATTTTCAGTCCGTGACCAGGCGATAGAACAATTTTAAGCATGCTCATTTATTTTGGCGTTCCGCTTCTTGCTTCATTTTATTTTCTCGCGTTTGAATCTCCTGCGCGGCTTGATGATACGCCTCACGTGCGATCCGAAGACCGTTCTTGATATTGGTCGAAGTTCGCGCACCATCGGAGAGCCATACGCTCCATAGCTTGATCAGATGCGCGTGGTAGCTTTCCTCGAGTGCGCGCTTATCTAGCCCAAGCAAGTGCTCGTCGAGCGGGATGCCCCGGTACAGTTCCACATCTTTCGGGGGAGCAACGGCACCTCCCGCCAATTCTACGATCCGCGATGACTCGCTTGCGACCTGATAACTAGGCGCGGAACTGTTGCGGCCATTACGTATTGCGAGCATACCCAGCAGCACGGCCATGATGACTTGTACCGCAACGACAAAGCCGAGAACCAGGTTCATGGGGAAGAGCGGCGGACAAGCCCGCCGCCCCCCGCACCGCTACCGCCGTTCGTCAGTTCAGTAGGGTGCACGAGCAAGCTCCAGTTACCAAGCAATAGCGGATTGGATCGCCGATCTTGCGCACGCCACGGAGCTCGATTTTCAGAGACCAACCATCCGCGACCCGAATCACGTCATCCTCGTACCAAGCTACACCAGCACCATGGCAGTGAAATGTCGCTCGCCACTCGCGTCGACTTGACTGCTTGATCGCGTCGAGACTGCATCCGGTCTCATTGGCGTCGAAGCCACCAGGGCTAACTATGACATCAGGCTCGCGGCCCTCGCACCGACGATAGAAGTAAGTACTCTCGGAGCCAAAGCGATCAAGCGCAAGACACCAGCTCCCGACAATAGATGGCGGCATCTCGGCTACCTGCTGGATCATCGCTACGATCACCATGATCTTGAGATTCATGTATCCTTTTCTTGGACGTCGCCGCTCATGGTAAGATCGTGCTCACTCCCGACGCCGGGTCGGTGTAGTAGCCCTCGACCGTCCAAACCACCGCTGAATTGAACTGCGATGTCGTATCGATGTAATCGCTACCGCTCTTGTCGACGTTGGCGGCATCGTCGCCTAACAAGTAGGCCGAGTGCCAACCGGACATAAGCGACTGCGTGCCGACCACGCCGTTGCCGTAAGGGTCGATGTATCCCGACACGATCAGACCGCGCGAGCCGTCGAGACCGATGGGCAGCGTGTCAGTCATCACCGGAATGAAGTTGTTCATGTTGTCCATGTTCACGGCTACGCTCTTGTTGCCACCGTTGAACGTGCACTGGTACATCGCGGCGGCGTACAGCGCGCCGCGCCCACTGACAGGGCCGACGTAGAGGCTGTCGAGGGTGAAGTCGCCCATGAGCCAGATGCGTGTGCCCCACCCACCTTGCAGCGGGTAGATCGCCACCGGGTCGACGCGCACCACGAACGTGCGCCCTTGCCAGCCATCTTGTTTTCCATCCATTAGCTCGGACTCGTTTTCACGTATGTTGGCACGTCCTGCGGATCGTACAACCCTTCGACGGTGAACACGCCGAGGAGGGCGCGATTGCCATAGATGTATGTGGTCTTGGTTACGTTGCCCGCCGAGTCTTGACCGTAGATTATTGTTCCAGTGACAGGATCGAGCGGCTCATCTACATAAGCGCTGTAATCATTCGAATAATTCTGCGTCAGCGAGCCCAAGATGCCGTTGCCATCGGTGCGCAGAAAGAACGAGATGATCCAGCCGTTTGTGGCGTCGAAGCCAACCGTCAGCGGGTCGCTCACGACCGGGACGAAGTTTCCTTGGTCGTCCATGATCGCCTTGACGAACGGATTGTGCGATCCCTTCGGGTCGTTTGGATCAGACAGCGGGTTGCCCTGGTCATCGGTCCAGAACGTAAATTGATGCATGTTGGTCGCACTGAGACCGGTTGGATCATGCGCTATGTCTCGAGTGCCCATGTAGAGACTGCCGAGCGTGAAGCTGCCGATGAGCGTGATCCGCGTTGCGTAGGCCGCCTTGACCGGAATGATGCCGCCGTAATTCGGAATCATAATGCATGCGACGGTGAGGCCATTGTAGCCGTTGTCGCTCCCGGTAGGGCTCGGCGCATTCCAAGCATAGACCGGATTGCCCCACTTGTTGGTGATCGGATTGCCGAACGAGTCGGTCACGGCAGTCCAAGTCGTATTGAGACCGCTCATCTGTGCGCGCATCGCCCACACGCGCGCGGCCGCGCCGGGTTGCGTCGGCGGGACGATCGGGATCGCGGTGCCGGGTGGGACGTCGACGCCTGCGACAGTTCTCGTCTGCCAGCCCATGAGCCCGACGGGCAGCGGAGGAACCGGCGGCTTTGGCCCGATCAGCGGACCATCCACAAGCTGCCAAAATGTCCAAGCCTCATTGTCGCCAATGACGTGCCTGTGCCTGAAGTCCATGCAGAGCTGGTAGGAGTCGTGGTGAAACTGGTCATCAAGCGACCACGTGCCATCTATCTGACAGGTGAGCGGCCCCGGCGACTGCGCCCGCGCCAGCGACGCCTGCCGTGCAAGCGCGCCGACCTCGTCATCCGTAAGGTCTTGGTCCTGCGGATAGGTGGGGTTCTGCCAAGGGTCGAAGTAAGTCTTCTTCACGGCTTGACACCATCCGGCGGCGGCGGCGGCGTCACCGTCGACTCGCCGACCGCGATGTAGCGCGGGTAGTTCGGCCCGAGGCTGTTAGCCGTCTGGTAGTTTGACCACTCTGTCTCGGTGTGAGTGTGCAGCACGGTCTGGCCCGAAGGCGGAGAACCGCGCTGCCACTGCACACCGTCGATTGGACACTGTAAAGTCTGCACGGCTCGCGGTCGTGGTGGCGGCTGCTGCGGAACATCTGCCATTTGAGCCTCCTTAGCCTACGTTGATCCCTACGCTCCACACGTTCAGCGTCGGAGCGACGGCGCTGTATCCTGCGCCTGTTAGCTCGGTGTATCCGCTAGACTGGGTGATCACGTCGTATGAGCCGTTGGAGAAGCTAGACAGATCTGCCCAAACAACTCCACCTGTGTTCACTATCCCGTAGGTGTTGCCATTGATGGTGGACTTCTCGATGCTCGCGGTCGAGCGGCCTGTGCACTGCACGCCGGTCCCGTTGTAACTGAACACGCCTTGGTTAGACGCCAAGAACCCGCCTCCGGTGATGGCGGCGCCGTCGGAGCTACCGCTTCCAGGGATGTAGCCAGCACCCATGCACGAGATCCAGTCGAACCAGGCGGTGCTGGCAGTGACTACGAGGCAGTGACTGAACGTAGTAGCGATGTTCACCTGACTGGCGAACTGCGACCAGAAGGCCCCGTTCTGAATCATTATCCCGATCTGGCAGTTGCAGATCGCCACGCCGAGACCCGAGACCATCATCACCAGGGCGCCTTGAATCCAGATGCCGGCAGATCCGGCACCGCCGGAACTGGAGCCACCGAATCCCCAGATCGAGATGCCGTCGATCAGCACCGTGTCACGCGCGTCGATCCCGCGGCCGCCTTCTATTCCTGTAGCCGTCTGACTCCCGGTGATCAGAATATACCGCAGAGTGGAACCGCCGCGGTCGATGTAGAAGCCGCTAATGCCGCCGGTGAAGCTCAGCTCGGTTGCGTAGACCGAGCGCAGGTAGACGATCTGTGCCGTCGCGTCGAGGCTGATGTTGCCATAGGACGGCGAGCCACCGAGAAGCGCGGCGGCTTGGATCGAGATGCGGTTCGAGTTCTGGTGCTGAATGTAGACCGTCTGCGTGTATGTCCACCGCCCTGCCGCCAGCATGAACGTGACCGAGCCCGTGTTGGTTATGACATATTGACCGACCCAGTTCATTGCCGCGATCAGGTCAACGAAGTCTGCGCCCGCGCCGTGCACTTTCTTCGTCACCGCCGTGGTGATGTACTTCTGCGCGATGAGGCCCTGGATCGCCTGCCACAGCTGCGTGAGATCGTTGTGGTCCGGCGTTAGCCCGGCATTCGAGATCACGGTAATGATTTCAATCTGGTCTTCATCGAGCGAGGTTGCAGGCACGATTGAGCCTTCCGTGCCCGTGACCGGATTGCCGTTGATGTAGCGAGGGTAGACGCCGAGCGGCGGCGTCGGAGTTCCGAATGGTTGGCTATACCTCACTGCACTACCTCCTTCTTTTGACGTGGCTTATATAGCCCTTTTTTCTTTCCAATTTGAGCCAGCGAAATGGCTTTACCAACTCTTTCTTTGAATCCAGGTTGTGCCCAACGCTCTTTAGCTTTAGCGCTAACAGAAGGCTTAGGCTTACCCGTTTGTAGCGCTATTAGCTTTTTGCGATATTCAGGATTAAGCCAATGCACTTTCTTGTCGGCCGATTGCTTTGCTCTTAATTCTTGATCACTCCAGGTCTTGATATTCGTCGCACGAATCTTCTCGACGCTTTCCGGTCGATGTGGCATATCATGCGACCTGACCGGCGGTTTATCGCCACCTAGCGTTTTATTCCAAAGCTGCCCTTGAGGGAAGGATGCGATGATTTCCATTTCTTTTGCGAAAGCCGCATCGTGAGTGAGACCATCAATCAAAATTTCAATTTCGATGTTCGATCCTTCTCGCCATGCTTTCGCCATTCGATTGTGAAGATGCAAAGCTCGAACAACTTCTCCTACGGCACGAGCGCGTAAGATTTGATGCATCTTTCGTACATGCCATTTCGCTCGGCGGCCCGTTCCTTTTCCGATGTATCGGACCACATCATCAACAACAATTGCATAAATGTAACTCATGGTGCTGGCGGCGTTCCCATCGGGATGTTCACGCCGATGAAGTAGTTTCGCAGATCGTTGTAGAAGGCTTTATGCTGAGCAGGAGTCATGTTACCGCCGATGAAGCCTAGCGACACGATGCCAGAATAAGCGTAGCTGCCATTGCCGCAGAAGTAGAATGGGCTCGATTGCAGCGGCCCGGATGCGTCCGAGCTGAACTGGAACTCGAGACCATTGTAATAAGATTGGCAGTTTGTCGCGCCGCTGCGATTGCCCACGAACATTCCGAACGAGTAAGTAGTCGAGGCGCCGAAGCCAAAAGAGTTCTGTGTCGTGTTGATGGCGAAATAATTGACGTTTGCTCCGTCCCAGATGTCCACGTAAGTATACGCGCTCGTGTCGGCGACCGCGAAGCCGAAGCCCCCTCCCTGTGTCCAAACTCCGATGCTTGCGCCATTGCGCGTGTAGTGCTTCGGCTGCGGCGCCGTAACAGGATTGAAGTTCGAGTTGATGTAGAAGCCGCCCGCACCGCTGTAGCCGCTATTAACATTGACGATCACGTTAGGATTGCTCTTGGTCGCGCTCGCAGCTGCAACGAGATCGACCAGCGCGCTGGCATCATTCTCGGCCGCAAATATCCACAGCCTGTCAAGCGCCGGCCACACGCCGTCGGCCTTGAGCCGCTTGATCAGCAGGTCGATCTGCTGCTGCCGCGCCGCGCTGACGGTGCCGCCCTTGAGCACAACCGCACTGACCCAGGTCGTCGTCGCCGGATCGGGCGGCGCCAGCGCAACAAGCATCGTTGGCGTATCGAACGTCGGCGAGCCCACGTAGAACGACGTCGGCGCCTGCGGCCACACCACCGTGATCGGCCGCGTGTCGATCACGTTGGTCGCGTTGCGCTGCACCACTTCCGAGCCGTCACGCTGCATGACGTAGAACTGGTCGGTTCCCGCGTAAGGGTCGCCGATGCCTGAGTAGTCGAAGAGCACCTGCGCGTGCGCTGGCCCCCAGCGGTCGAACAAGCACTCGAGATCCTGAGCGCGCGCGATGCGCAGCAGCGGGTCGATGCCGCACTGGCCGCTCCCGGCGCGAAACCACTCGAGCCGGCTGCTCTGCAGGTGCACGGTCCATGCGAAGCGCATGGTGGCGTTGCCGAGCTGGCAAGGGTAGTCGCTGAGCGAGCCGTCGGCTTGCACCGTGCGGTTGTCGCCGCAGGCGTCGACGCCGGCCATGAACGGCCGGTACTCGGTGATCGAGATCGAGTAGCCGAGATAGTTCGCGACGCTGGTGAAGAACTCGGCCGACTGCGCGCCGAGCAGCGTCATCTTCATGACGAGAATCTTGCGCCGCTCCGAGACGCTCGTGGGCCCTGGCCAGCACGGGTCGGGAAGGCCCCAGGCCCGCTCCCAGCTGTCGAGCATCTCGGTCGTCGTGCGCGGGTCGCTCTCGATCTCGAGCAAGTCGGCGGCGCGGCCGTCGGCCCACCCCATGATGCCAGACAGACCGTAGACGACCTTCATCAGCGTGCTGTCGGGCCACCGCGGCCAGGCTATGCCCTGCGGCAGCAGCGCGCTCAGCGCGATCGCGTACTCTTCTTGGCCGCGACGAACATGTCTGTCGCTCGGCAGCGGCGGAGGCAGCGGCGAGAATGCCGGCGACGGAAGTTGCACCGGAGACTGCGGAGGGCTCGGAACAATCCCGTTGCTCATGGCGTCGGGTACGTGACCGTCCCGAGCGTCGCGAGCGCCCCGTTGTGCGGCATCGGGTGGTCGTCCATGTTTAACTCAAATTCGTTGGTAACTCGATTGATCGCTTCGGCAACCCACGAGGCGTAGATCGTCGTGCCGGGCACGAGCAAGCCGTCGATCTGGTGCGCAGGCATGGCTCGCTCTTGGAGCATGGCAGCGACCGCGGTCGCGATCTGGTTGCGCGCTGTCATCGAGTCATTGACCAACGACAGGCCGAAGTTGATAGGCTCTGGCACCGGCGCCTGGACGAAGAAGTCTCGCACCGCTACGGGCCGCTTCTTGTTGAGGTAGTCGACGACGACGGCGATGTCGTCAGCGAGGGGAAAGCCGCCGGTGTCGGCGCGCAGGTAGTCAGTCATAAAGCGCACGGTAACCGTGCCCATCCCGAGCTCACGTGGCGCGCACCAGGCGCGAGTGACTGAGGGAATACTCATCGCCCACTGCTCGTAGTCATACGCGCAGCCACCCATCGGCGGCTGTCTAATGCGGGCGAGTATTCGCGCGCGCAGCGCTTCGTCGGTCTCGACATCGGTGCCACCGCGCAGGTCGATGACTAGGACGTCGCTGTCGACGCCTGAGATCGGCGTAGCCTGCGCCAGCGGTGTCCCGCTAGGCTGGTTCTGGTCGGCGCCAGGATTGATCGACTTGACCGCGACCTCGAGGGGCTGCGCCCCAGACGTTCCAGGCAGCGTCGCGAATTCCAGCGTCTCGTAAGTCTGGCCCGTAGGCGCGATCAAGATGCTACCCTCAGGAATGATCACGCCTGGCGTGCCGGTGAATCCTACCGTGCCGCTCGCCTGCGATGCGCCCTTGCGGCCGAGAGAGCCGTCGGCATTAACCAACCAGATCTGACCGTGGCGGTCGAGCCACTCGGTCTCGGCAGTGTCCGGCATCAGCTGCAGCGCTAGCCAGTCGAGATACTTCAAGACCAGGCGCGCGAGGCCAGCCATCGCGTCTGACATGACACGCAAGACGGTGTTGCCAACGACGGCTGCACCTTGCAGCGACGCGGTCACGTCGTCGCGCGTCATCTCGCGAACCTGCCGCAGAGTAGGAGTCTGCCAAGGCATCAGGTATTCCAACCATACGGCGACAGTACCGGCTCGGTCAGCATCGCCGCCCAGAGGTCTTGGAACAGGAGGTCGATCTCCGCGAGGTCGCCGCGGTAGACGACGACGCGGACGTCGATGCGCTCGCGTCCCACCCGCTCGGCAAACACGTCGATGGCGCTGCAGAGCTTCATGTCGACGAGCGGCTGCAGCGCCTCGCGCGTGTAGTTCTCGGCGCGGTAGACCGTGTCTCCTTCCCAGGCGTACTTGTCAGCAACCTTCGCGCGCTCGAGCAGCCAGTTCTTCGTCCCGATCGGCCAGCCGCGCCAGATGGGCCACGCGTCAAGGTCGCCCCACCACCCTCGTCTATC